GGATGTACGACACATTTCACTGATGCCGTCCATAATATACTGGTTAATAGTGTTGTCACTAGCGTGACCTGAGACTATAGCACCAACACCATCGCTCAACACACCAATAGTGCTGTTGGTTGCCTCGTTTAAAAGTTTATAAGTTTCATTTCGCAACTGAAGAATTGTTTGTGCCATTACACTGCTCTCCGTGCATAAGTAGCCGCAAACGATTCAACCATTCCAAGACGATCAACATATTGTGCTTGGAATATTTGAAATCCATCACCGTCTTTTGATTGCATGGCTCTTTGAGCAAGCACACCATAAACCAAACAATCATGTGCAATGTCGGGAAGAGGACACTCCGTTGCGTCCGTCATCGGCTGAGCATTGCCATTAACATCGTATTGCCAGTAGTCACCTGGAATAGCGTACCCTTCAATCATTAGTCCTTGCGTAATTGCAGACGCAGGTGCTGGGTACACAGAAACTTTATTCATTCCGGTAAATACTGCTACAGTTGGGAATGAGGATGATCCGTCATTACGGACCATGTCAACCTTGCGGTTGTAAGCGTCTAGAATGCGCATACGCTGCCAGTCACCACCAGTGTTCTTTACTTGCACATTACGAACACGATAGATATCAGGAGCGCAATAGTCAGTTGTATCAGCAGCTAGGTCAAGATACCGTCTGCCTGTGAAGCAGTCAGTTGACCTAGCTATCTGATTAGCGACCTCAATAATCAAGAGGTCGAGACCAAACGGATCTTGGTCCGATTCCGAACCAAAATAGTGCCGTCCCAAAAGACGTATTCTCCGTTTGATCTCGCCTCTAGTCATTACGAGTAGGTTCCGTCGCGACCGGAAACAATTGCTGCACTAAGAGTACAGTTAACCGTAGGCGATGTTCCCGCAGTCATAGTCGGCGTTGCTACAACACGAACATACTTGTAGTTATCCTGAACGACATTACTTGAGTCAGTAAACGGACCTGGTGCAACGAATTGAAGGAAGTACTGAATTGACGCGTCAGCTGGCACATTACTTGTAACAGCAGTCGTTAGAGCAGCCGCATCAGACGGGTTGAGTGTAGTTGATGTCCAAGTAGTAGTGTCTTTAGACACTTGCACTGCAAAGTTCCAACGAATTGCCGAAGGTCCTCCAGCAGTTGCAGTCTGACCTACGTTGAAGCGAATAAGCAAATTGCGCCTACCACTTCCAACAAACGGTTCAAGAGTTAAAAAAGCACTTGTTTGAGCAACATTATGAGCAATAGCTGCGCCACCAGCGAAGCTAGTGAATTGAAGAAGAAAATCTCTTGCCATTTATGTACCTTCCTTACGCTACCTTGATGTTAAAAACACGACCGATAGCACGAATGTGTGGGACCCACATACCTACGCCCCAATCGAATACGATGTTATGAAGAACACCGTTCTCTTTTGAAAGACCAAGATACGTTGGCTTGAATGGTCCGGACTGCCATCCTGTACAGTAGCCACTTCCGTAGCGAACTGCGTACATGGACTCCAAACCAGTTGCAGAAGCGGTTTCGACACCAGCTGCGGTTTCGTTTCCAAGTACGTGAGTTACGCCATCAGCACGACGGCCGACAGAGCGAATCGTGGCAGCTTTGTACTTTTCGACAGGACGATCAAACGAGTCCTTCGTAATGTCAAAACCTGCGCCGATACCCATGTTGCGGATAGCCCACTCCAAGCGACGCTTAAGACGCTCGGAAACGTAGAAGGTAACTCCATCTCCGTCTGGACTATTCATGTTGTCCAACATTTGCTGAATAAAAAGCATCATGTTGTTAGCAAGGGTAGAAGCAGACGTGGCTGTCGTAAGGTCTACACCACCAGCGTTAACGGACATTTCACCAGGGATGTCAAACTGATCAGCATTCGACAAGCGATAGCGAAGACCGGGGAAACAGTCAGGGTCACCAGTAGCAGATGTTGGGTCGTTGTTGATGAACTTTGTATTGAAGTCATAAGCAAACGATTCCATAAAAATCTGTACTTGGGCCTCGATCGGATCGACAATATTGTTAGGTTGATCCAAAAGTACGTGATCTACCTGAATCTTGTTGCGTACAAGATACATGGATTCTTCGTACTGCTTTGGCTTACCCTTAGCAACTGTTGGTTCTTCGTTAACCGTTGCCCAGTTGATTGCCGGGAGCGAACCAGCCTGGTTCGTAAACCGAACGCCAACCTGGCGAAGAGATGGAGACGTGGTCAGAGGAATGTCCTTAAGAGCATTCCATGTCTTGTGCAAAGCTTTCGTGATTTCTTTGACAAGAGGGTCGTTAGAGATAATTGCCTGATCGGCAAGAGTAAGAGCCTGTGTATCAAGCAGGACTGCACCGGATGCAATTGGCATTTTCGTTTATTCCTTATAGAGTTCCACGGCCTCGAGTAATGCCTAGCAGTGAACCAAGACTTGTACGTTGCTGACCGTTGCCACCTCCGGTTGGAGCCATCCTTGCGGTCTGACCGTTACCCATAGGTTGTGGTGCACGTTGCGTCTTGTTCATACGACTTGCAATCTCAGGGGCCAAAGACTGTGCGATTGTGCGTACCTGTTCATGAACAGCTTGAGCAGCTTCCATTGGGTCAAAACCCGCCTGAATCAAGTTATCCACCAAACCGGGCGCACGTTGTGCCAGTGGGTACTGTTGCACAGCAGCATCACGCTGTTGCATCAACATGTATCCCTGAACTTGAGACATCTGTTGCTCGTAGCGATATTTGGCAATTTCTGCCTCTTGCTGCATTTGAGCCACAGCTGGATCAATAATCTGCGAATCGGCGAGCTGTTGATATCGTTGACGAATTTGATTTTCGTAATTAGCTTGCTCTTGCTGCTGCATTACGCGATCAATGTCATCCGCCGATTGATACCCTTGTTGCTCAAACTGTTCAATTACTCGACCCCATCGGTTGAGTCTTGATTCTAGTTCGTCTGCCGTTCGAGCACGTTCGTTTACTTCACGAAAGCGCTCATATGGAACAGGTTGTGGAGTATTAGGCTCCGCCTGATACTGATTACTAACATCAGAATCAATTCCAAGAATGTCATCTACAACATTCGAGTAATCAGGTTCCGATGAATTGTAACCACCATATTCCGCATCTTGACCTGCAAGCTCACTTGTCGCCCATTGTGAGTTATCTTCGGGACCGGCGTTATCCCGAATAAAGTCTGTTACTGCGTTACCTAACCCAATATCGCCAGAATCCACTGCTGGTGAATCAGTGGTTCGTGTCACCATCTCTTCAGGCATTAAAGAGTTCTCCTTTTATTTTAGCACACCACTTTTTGATGATTTGCCACTTTGTGGTTGTGGTGCGTTGCGATCTGTTCCAGAGACCACATTTTTAGCAATGTCCGCTACGTGCTTTTGAGCATATTGCTCACCAGCCGCGGCAGTCTGTGCTTGTATTTTCATAAGTTCGGCTTGCGTTTTGGCTTCTTGTAACGCCAATTGTTTTTGCAAGTCTATCTGTGCTTTTGCTTGTTCAACCTCTGGGTTAAACTGCTCTTGCTTGGCTGCAATCTGAGCCTGTATCTGTTGCTGTTGCATTGCCATTGCTTGCTGTTGCATCTGCTCTTGCTTAATCTTAGTTAGTCCAAGGTTTTCAAGAATATCGGACGTTTCAGGTAACTGTAGCATTCGTACAGCCAATGCATTAGTATCAGCATCCGTTGGGTCACCGAATAGACCCATTTGTCGAAGAAGTAGTATCTTCTGCATTTTCTGTTCAGGCGTGTCGTGCATAGAACTACCGGGTACGTATACGATGCGGAATTGCCCACCATCCCGAATTTGGTCAAAGGTAATTACACCCTGTTTTATTTGATTACGTGGGTTAATTTGGTCATCGACAGAACCAATAAATGGAGCAACTGCATACTGCTCAACCAGTGCAATTTCCCACTCCTTGATCTTACTGATAGAGATTTCAATATCAGCGCGAATGTAACTATGTTGAGTGTTGTCAGCACGTTGCAGTAAAGTCACGGCTTCGGCTGGTGTTCCGGCTGGTGCTTGCCCTTGACTTACATCATGTAGTCCAGCAATATCAGCCATATCCTTCTCTAAAGACTGCATGAACGGAATAAGGTCTTGCGATATCCCGGGGGCGCGCATGATTTGTGGCGGATGAGCACCACGGTCGTAATAGACCTTGCGGTAAATACGGCTATTGTCATCAAGGTCATCAGCAGCTTTATCGAAAGCATCTGCGCCTACTCGAGACAAACGCTCTATCATTAAGTAATCTTTATTAGTCTCAAACTGCTCTAGCCATCGACTGTAAATGCGGTTGTATGTTTGTTGCAATGGGCATAAATCAAAACACAGACTATGACCATAAGGTGTGCCACTGCGTGGTTGCCAACGCAAGGGAATAAATGGGAAACAGTCTGTTTTACGATATGGCCAATCGCCAGCATATAAAAGTGCCTTGTTTGTGCTGACGATATATCGACCTTTTTCGTATTGTGCCGACGGTCTTTCCCAATACTCATAAACAATAGCACAGTGTTTACGGCTATCAATGTTGTTTAGGCGAGCACTTGATGGTTGAACCCAACCATTACCGGAGCCATTTGCTCCTTCAAGATACGCATCTACATAACCAGCATTCTGCCCAGCAATAGCATCAGGAGACACTGCTTTACCTGCATCACCATAGTTATCGACAAACCATGACAACGGTTTTATACTTGCGTGAATCATCCAGCGAACATCAGCGTCACGTTGTGCCGTAGGGTCAATCATTATGTTGAAGCAAGGTACAATTTCCTCTTCAACATCTCCCAACGGTAGAGATTCATAACCATTGATTGATCCATCATCCATACTCATTTTAGGAATGATGACATCTGAATTTGCTTTCCAATAAATCTTTACGAACGATGTACCCGTAATACAAGCCCAACGTACTCGTTCTTTAGTTTGTGTTTCACGATCAAATTTACGAGTGTAATGTCCTGCAATAAAGTTTGCTTCATCCGCAGCTGATTGATCTTTAGGATTCTGCGAAAGAGGCACTGCTCGAGCGTCTGGTGCAACTTGAGTCAATTTACCGACGACACCATCAATTAGCGGTCGCATCTTATTGACTGTTACGTAACGATTTGGTTCAGCAGGATTTTGCAACTGTACTAGGTTACGTGTCTGACTATTGATACGAAACCACTGTCTTCCCTCAAAAAAAGCCAGTGCTTGTGCCCATTCAAGTTCCATTTCTTGACGAGCGCGATAAGCTGTGTCAAATTGCTCACGTACATAATTAACAACTTTAACAGCTTCTTCTGGTTGTTCTTTAGGATCTACAGACCATTTATTGGCGTCATGGTCTAATCCTAAATCATCTTTATCCTCAAGGTTGAGATTACCAATATCAAATGAACCACGCATTCCTTCGTTATCAGGAACCTTCATAGCCATAACGCTTTGTTGAATTTGTGCCATACCCGGTGGGTTCATAGGAACGGCAGTTGACCTGTTGTACATTCCCGATGTAAGTGTTGGTTTCTTCTTGCCAAATTTAGGAAAGGGAATAGCCATTACAAGTACCTGTCATCCTTGCGTATAAACGCCTGTAATTCGTCATGCATTTGCCTCCACCACCGCAATTCCCACGTAATTAATCCTAAAAACACGAGAATACCTGCCAGTAATAGATAAAGAATGATACCACCGGCCATCATACGAACCTGTCTTCCTCATTACCACCCAACCAATGTGGGCGATTTGCCTTAGTGTTTGTCTGTGGGCATTGAACAGGATACTCACGCCACATAACGCCGTACCTTAGACTATCCAGTGCGTGGTCACTTTTTGTTCCTGGATCAAGGTCTTCTGGGTCTTTTGGATTTGCCATAGCACCTTTTAATTCACGGATAAGATTAGGGCATGCAGATCGTACTATGCGGAATCTTGGAACTATATTTCCGTCTTTCACACGACTTGCAACAAGCCATTCCTTTAATCGACGCCATCCAGCCTTACGGTCTTTTACGGCACGTACCGCTGGGAGTCCTCGTTTCCACCACACTTCTACTGGATATTCACCTACCCGCTGTTGAACGTTCTCCGGTGGAAAAGTGTTAGCGTAGTCAAATGCAATGGCTTCAAGCCGCGTTTGCCACAAGCCATCTCGAATACCTTTCTTGACGGGTGTAGCCCAACCTCTACGCTCTAGAGATTCGAGCAACTTCATTGCTTGGTGAGAAGACACAAGCCCCGGCTCATAGCATTCACCAATGACGTATACGTCCTCATTCTCGTCACTAGCATATATAAGACTTGCGGCTGGTGCTCCTGTACCAAAGTCATGGCTTGCCCATATACGCCACCACGGTGCAACGTCTACACTTTCCACAACGTGCCAAGGTTTACCTTGCATATCAACTTCTTTGAAATCTGGAAAGAACATTCCACCGACGCCAACTTCATGTTGGCATTCACGCAAGAATGAGATGATTCCGTAATCATCAATTTCACGCTGGCAAACCTCAATGTCTTTGTGTGACCAAGTAGGTGTACCACCAGTTATCTTGTAGCCTACACGTCCGTCCTCACGCTCTACTGGGTCGTATGTCAATCCTTCAATTGCTGGAACTATAGGTGATTGGATTCTGTTCTGTAACATATCCAGTTCACCACTAAGAACCTGTGCCATTACGCTATTAGCGTGAATCTTATTCTGGACAAATACAATTGCACAGTCGGTTGACTTAGCCGGAAGAATAGTCTGTGTTATCGTAGCAATTTTTTTCATAACTCGATTGACGCTATCATCAAGCTCATCAATATCGTCAAGAATGATGAAATCAGGACGAAGGTGGTCAAGTTTAACACCGCGCGCACCAGTGTCCAAACCGAACGCAAGAACGTTGAATCCATTGGCAGTCCTAAGTTTTGATGCATTCCAACCTTTGCTAAAACCATAACGGTTTAGTGCTCGTTCAATTCCACACCGCTCCATTGTGTGTGCAATATCTGATACGTGACGGTCAGCAGCTTCCTGTGTAGAACATACATATAGTAAAAATCGACGTGCACCTTTTACAGCAATACGAGCAGCAATATGCTCCATCGTCGTAGACTTACCACCGCCACGAAACCAACACTCAATCAATGCAGGTGGTGCTGCACCGGGTGTAATACCCTCAGCCCATTCCCACGCACGTATGTGATGTTCACCTAGTTCACTTGACGTTGCGTGTGGAGCAAACGTTTTTAGCCAATGTTTGTAATCCAATTGTGCTCCATCTATTGCAAACGCACGACCAGAGTCGTAATCACCAGTCTCAAGAACCTGCCCAATCTGCTCTTGGAATGCTTCAAGTAATGCGACAGACAAAGGTTTGTCCGAGCTTGTTAGATGCCTGAATTCTTTAGGAGTTGTTCGTTTGAGGTTGTTCGACATCTTCTACCACCACTGCATCAACAATATCGTCAGGGGTTTCCTGTTTGTATTGACGCAATAACTTATTCATACCTGACTGGATAGCAGTCAACGTATCTGCGTCCCGCACACTTGATTTAACTATCTCAACCAATTGCATTACCAGCATAAACGCCTGATCTGCCTCCAGTGTGTATGCTTTGGTTTGCATCATCTTCTGTTCAGCTTCAACTAGGTCAGTACGCCTACCAATAAGGTCGAGTACATCTTTACTTGCTGAGTACTCATCAAGCCTTTCTTTAATGGTGTCACCAATTTGCTCAAACGCATCAATGAAATCTGGTGAACCTAGTTTTGACCTTGCAAGGTTATATGCTGACTCCAACTTACGGTACTGTTCAATGCCAACGCCTTCACCGGCCGCCTCGGCACGTTGGTCAAGTAATGCTGTTACATAAGCTGCATCATCACGAAGGCTGAACAAATCTGGGTCATCACGATAGGCATCTATCTTTTCAAGAAGTTCTTTACCTACTTTACTGAACCGTTTACGGTTAGCCTGAAAAAGATGTCCTAAGTACTTGGGGGTTTCGGCTTTTCGTAGATGCGCGCCACCATGAGCCATGCAGTATTCTTGCCCAGCCAAAGCCAACGCTCTGCATCGCCGTTTAGTGCCATCCTTCTCCACCAAAGCGCTACAGACAAGAGCTTCACCGTGAGGCGTTTTACGATAAACACGCCCATCTCTTTCAATATAGTTGCCATTGATTTCTTGAATGTAATTCATACGTACAAGTATACAGGCATAAAAAAAAGGGGCCGAAGCCCCATTACATGTTTATACAACTTACCTGACATACTTTTCTTGCATGTCTTTGTAAGATGTATTACCTTTATATGCACCTCGTTGTCCGCGATAAGCTTCGAGTGTCCTTTGCCCTCGTCCAGCATCTTTGGCTTCAATGGTATTAATAATGCCGCCTTTGTTAGCAGCCTTACTAAGCTCCTTGTCACTAGCAATCTTGCTGTTATAACGCTCCATAATTGAACGTTGCGTATCCGAATCTAAGCCATCTTTATTCATTTGGCTTTGAAGGTAGTTGCGACCTGTGTCAATACCTTTACGTAATGTTGCGTCAAATGCCGAGCCAAGATAGTCATCAGGATTACGTAACGCTTTGCTTTGACCTCGAGCTTGTTCTCCGATACCCTTAAGTGACTCAGGTTGTCTTGGTGCTGGAGCCGATGGTTTTGTTGGGGCAGTTGTTGCGGGACGTTGCGGTTTAGAAGGACTAGCTGCAACAGGTGTTGGTCGTTCACGATACGGAAATATTGTTTTAAAAACTTTATCCGAAATTCCACCAGTTAATTTTGATAAGTCACGTTGAGTTTGACCAGGACTCATTGCTTCTCGTACATTAAATGGAATATCGCCAAGTACGTCGTTAAGCCGATTGTCTCGGCCACCTTCTCCGTCTTTATATGGAAGCTTATGCCCGTATCTGGCCATGTCAATATACGGTTCTGCTAAACCAAATAAATCACCAGCAGTTTTTGCTCCGTAATAAGCAAGTCCTACTCGACCAGCCATTCGGCCTACTGGTGAATTCATTACCTGTGTAACTGGACGTACTACTTTGCCAACAGCTTTGCCTAGTTGTGCAATTTTCGACGGCGCTGGAGCTCCGCGTTTTGCAGCGTTAGCAGCTGCTCGTTCTGCAAATGTTTTACCATCTACCAATCGTTCTCCACCACTTGGTGGTGTTGGTGATGGTGGTGTAGATGCAGGTGTGCGCCATTTTACGCCTGGTTTATTGGATTCTGGAAATGCTCCAGTTTTACGACCACCACTTGATGTACCAAAACTACTTTTACCTTTTACGGGGTCTGTATGTCCCGTAGCCAGACCACGATGGTCGCCACCACCGTCCCATGGGACGCCAGAACCTCTGCGTGTAGGAGCAGTTACCGATGGGGTACGTAAATCTCTTGCTGGATCTGTAGCACCAAACGCTCCAGAGCGACCAAATGATCCACGGCTTCCTGCGGTAGAACTTCCGCTACTTGGTGGTCTTGATGGGGTATATGCATCTTTTGCTGCAAAGTATGCTTTTTTCATAGCATCTGTGCTTTCACGACCACCTAGCCACTGTCTATACGATGGAAATTGGCTCACCTTTAGCACTTACCTTTCTTGCACATAGGGCATTTACACCCAGATGGATGCGGTTTTTTCACGCCCATAATCTGTGACATTGTCTTCACTGTTTTAGCCATTATTTTGCCCTCGCTCGTCCTTTATAACCTTTACCAATAGTCACATTGCCATCTGGCTTTATGTGTTCTTTGCGCTCGATACGCATTATCTCCGACATAGAGGGCGTATGTTTTAGCCCATGTTCCTTCTTTTCCATCTGTTGCATCTGCGTTTTAGTAAGGGTTTTCTTTAGCCCATGCTCGCGTTTTTCAAGTTCTAGTAGATTTCTCATATTCAATTGTGGGTGATTGATATTTTTTAGCATCAGCAGTTCCAGGCTCTTAGGCTTTTATTAATACGGCTATTAGGATCTTTAGCAGTTTTAGCGGATGTGTTTACACGCTTCATGCCTTCCATCCTTGCACAGAACGATTTACGGCGAGCGGCATCTTTTGGCGTTTTTGGATTAGGAGCGGGAGGCTTTAAATTGCGCCCTTCGGTTTTCTTGAAATGAGCACGTCCTGCCGCATTCAATCCACCTTTAGGATTTTGATATTTTTTTACGACACCCATAAATAGGATTGTACATCATGGTATGGGATGTACTTGCAACCGCAGATATGCAGGTATACAATGTTTAATGCTTTCGACAGTTGTGTATGAGCCAATCATTATCAACGCACTATTAGCATATTGCACACCTCCTAACGGAGAGCACAAAGAGCATATATCTGGTACGTATATGGATGACACTATGCATACATATGAGTGTTGGTATGTTCAAGTCATCAACGACAAGACGTGGAAATACTTTGTAGTCAACGTTGAGGACAATCGTATGAGTCTAGAATTCTTTAAAGAAGAGTTACAGGCAAGTCGCAATTTTGAGACCTACAGACGTAGGTACAAAGGAGAACAAAATGGAATCAGAGCAAAAGGCAGGAGAACTTCAGTACCCGCTATCGGAGCGGGAGATCGAGATACTGGGGCATCTAGCAAAGGGTCGGACAGCCAAGATGATTGGAGCAGCACTGGGAATCTCTTTTAGAACAGTCCAGTTCCATGCTGACAATATGTATTGGAAGTTAAATGTCAGTGGTCAGAATGCTCGTACCAGAGCCGTAAAGAAGGCTCAGTCCCTTGGGCTAATTGACTAATGCGTTACCTAAGTGTATGCAGTGGGATTGAAGCAGCATCTGTTGCTTGGCATGACTTAGGTTGGACTCCAGTTGGGTTCTCCGAAATTGAAAAATTTCCTTCAGAAGTTTTAGCAAAACGATTTCCGGATGTGCCCAACTTTGGAGATATGACTAAATTCAAGGAGTGGAATCTTGACCGAGATACAGTTAACATTATTGTCGGAGGAACACCTTGTCAGTCCTTCTCAGTCGCAGGACTCAGGCGTGGACTCGATGACCCCCGTGGCAACCTTGCCCTCACTTTCGTTTCAATGGTTGAGTACTATCAGCCAGAATTCTTTATCTGGGAAAACGTTCCCGGTGTCTTGTCAAGCAACGGAGGAAGGGATTTTGGTTCCCTCCTCACAGCGGTGGGGTACATCGGGTATGGGTGGGCCTACCGAGTGCTGGACGCTCAATACTTTGGAGTTCCCCAAAGACGTCGTCGAGTCTTCCTTGTCGGGCATATTAGTGGAGATTCAAGACGTGCCGGAGAAATACTTATTGAGTCCGAAAGCTTGCGCGGGTATCCTCAGAAGAGCCGAAAGCCGCGGCAAAAAACTTCCGCCAGTCTTGAAAGCGGCACTGATGCGGAGGGTCACTCATGGCCAGCAACAGTCGCAGGAACCATAGACGCTCATTACGGTGACAAGATGGGGCTAGAGAATCAGCACATTAATGGTGGTGCAACATTGTTTGTGCCATATGCTTTTAATGCCGCTGCAGCTCGCATCAGTGATGAGGTTCTCCTATCGGAGAAAACAGGAACCATACTTGCGTCAATGCACAAGAATGGAGATAACCAACAGTGTGTATTGTATGAGGGTCAGGAATATTCCGTTAGTAATAGTGAGGGAACTGACGGCGTTTGCACCTTAACTGCATCTAACCTGTCACATTTAAACAATCAAACGCCGTTGGTTTATCAAAATCATCCAAACGATAGTCGCATTATAGGTCCAGTTGATGTTTCACCTACTGTGACGTCTCGATGGGGTACAGGTGGTGGGAATGTCCCACTTGTACAACACGTCTTTCGTAAAAGCACTCGTCCTCGATGTAAGGATGGCGAAGAGACTTGGGTAGATGATGGCGTTGCAAACACATTGAACTGCTTTGATATTGGTGACATACAAAGCACCAATATAGCAGTACAGCCTATTGCCCTTGCCGAGAACACTATAGGGCGTCAACCGCTCAATGGTGGCAATGGTGACGGGTTTACTGTTGGCGGTCCGATGTACACTCTGAATGCAACCGGGGTTCACGGTGTTGCTCATAGCCATGCGTTCAAGATACGCGGTGGTGGCAACGGTGATGGTTCCCGTGGTGGTCCAACAGGTGGGACAGGAGGCGTAGGATACTTGGGACAAGATGAGATGGCGTTTACTATTGCTGCATCACAAGATCAATACGTTGCTCACGATGTAGCCAACACACTACGTGCCAATCCGGGCAGTGGGTTTAGGTCAGACGGAACACCTGTAGAAACCGTTGTGTTTGCTAACGTCAGTGATTGTTTGACTGCGGCATATGGAACAAAGTGGGATGGCAATGCTTCTGCAACAAACGGCAGTTTGTTTGCAATGAACAACTGGGTAGTTAGAAGGCTAATGCCTGTCGAATGTGAGCGTTTGCAAGGTTTCCCGGATGGTTGGACGGATATCCGTGATTCAACTCCAGATGGTCCAAGATACAAAGCCATAGGTAACTCAATGGCTGTGCCAGTGATGGCATGGATTGGTAAGCGTATTCAGGAGAGCAAAGAACGGCATGGTTGATCATTACCGTAAAGGCCCTAGTCCACGCAAGTTTGCGATGGACTGGGGTCTTAACCCACATCTATTCAACGTCATCAAGTACGTAGCAAGATGCAATCATAAAAATAACCGTAAGGAAGACCTCTATAAAGCACTTTGGTATATAGTGGCCGACCTTACGGATGATGAAGAGTTTTGCGACGACATTGTAAATCTAGTAAAAGATAACTCCCTCGATTGAGGGAGTTTTTCATTACTCTGCGAATGGATCGTCTATATCATCCATAGGAGGTTTTGCGTTTGGCTTGATACCTGTAGATGTTGGTGTGAATCCACCCGGTTCTCCATCCTTTGGTTTATCAAGACCAGAGATGTCATCTACGATAATTTCATAAACCTTACGCTTAGTACCGTCCTTGGCTTCGTACTCACGTACTCGCAGCTTGCCATCGATAGATACAAGGCGTCCCTTTTTCAGGTACGTGCCAGCAAAGTCGGCCGACTGACCAAAAGCAGATGCTTCAAAGAAGTCTGTCTCTTTCTCACGTCCTTTCCGATCAACTGCAATACGCAGTCCTGCAATAGTCTTACCTGCATTCGTTGTACGAATCTCAGGGTCAGCACATAACCTTCCGATGAGAATAACTCTATTAAGCATCCGTAGTTCCTTTAATCGTCCAGCGTAGTCATTTCGTCGAGTTTGCGGAATGGTTTTTTAGGTGCAAGATACTGAATGACAGTCTCTGCTAGTTCAAGCATCACGCGATTTGGTACAACCACGCCGTCGTTACGTTGTGAATACAAGTAATTCCACGCTTGCAGCGGAGAGCCTGTGTATGTTTCCTGACCATCAATAGTAATGTGATACTGAATGCCATCACTGTATGACAGGCGAATATCGACATTACAATCGCGGCCATTCTGAATGATTGTTGTCAATTTTTCTTCTCCAACTTTCTGATACGTTCGTCAATCTTGTTGATCTTGACATTAAGCAAGTCAAAATACGTTATCACAGCATTGAGCTGCTGAATGAGCTGAACCATCATCTCCATTGTGAAAACGACAGGTTCGTTGTTTGTCTTTTGTTCTTCCATAAAACTACCTCTCCCTGTAAGTATACCAGCGGTTTACTTGTTTAGGTAGTACTTTTCAAAGGCTTTTGTAGTAACTGGAAGTACTTGTGACAGCACGTTCCAGCAATCTGTTGCAACTTCCCTGTGTTCTTCCTGTGAATGCTCGTCCATGCGTACTTTGCAGTAATGGAGCCAATCACGCACTGTGCCTTTCATGTAGAGGCGTGTACCAATGCACATTGGAAGAATCATGCGAGCAGATTCTAGAGCTACACCACTGTCTACAAGGTCTTGGTAGGTGCGTATTGAATACAGCACGGCTGCTAGTGCTTTGTTATCCATAGCAAATTGCGCTTCTGGGTCGGTATATGGCAAGCTGCCTTGCCTGTTACTGCTTCCCTTTTTACGCATTTTGGGTAAATCCATCTCAATTTTAGATGGGTCTGCGTAGCGCTGGCTGAATTCTTGGAAATGGAAGCTTCTGTGCCTAAGAATCTGTGCGGCAATAGCCCTCGATGTATAGATTTCAATGGTTACATCAGCCATTTCAAAGACTGACCAGTGTCCATCTCTCATGCACTTGTTGAGTAATCGTTCAAAGTCTGGATTATTCTCGTAATCTGACGATACTCGAGCAAGATGAATCATAAATGCTTCAGCGTCTGGCTGAATGTACTTTAGGGTTACTGCCATTATTTAGGTGTGTCCAGTTCGTCATGCAAGGTGTTGTTTTCAACGCATAGGTTATGCACTCCTGTGCTACCAAAACCACCTGTACGAGCGGCTGTAGTAGTAATATGGGATGCCGTAGCGTTCTCTACAAAAATCATCTGTGCTATACGCATTCCGGCATCGATGTGGAATTCATGTATACCTGCATTGAACAGAATGACGCCAATCTCTTGATCGTAATCAGCGTCAATGATTCCGGGAGCATTAAGCACAAAAACTTGTTGTTTAAACGCTAAACCTGATCTGCTACAAACAAGACCCATAATGTTGTCTGGCATTACGGTTTTAACACCTGTACGCACTAGTACGCATTGGCCAGGTAATACATGAGTTGATTCTTGTGCGAAGAGGTCATACCCAGCAGATTTCTCTGTGCTTTTGATTGGCATAAGCACAGGATTGCCATCTACAGGCTGAAAATAATACATTAAAGGCGTTTCCTCAACTCTTTCCCAGACCAGCGAAACAGTGCCCTTAACGTAGCCAAATCAAGTTCCGTAACTTCTTGTTCAAGGTTTCTCCCACGGAGAACTTCTTTAAAAGCAATCTTGCTAGGGTCAAGTTTCTCAACGCCAAGCAATTTCATTACGGCTTCGATAAATGATTTTTTCATAACATCCTCCACCGCAAGTATATCGCATGGTAGTATTATTTTGAAACGCGATGATAACTTAAAAGTCCGCCCATCATGCCTTTGATAATTGAGTTGAGCGAATCTAAAGCCCCTTTACAGAGGGGCTTTTTTAGCGTTTACCGCCTACGTAATCTACACCGTGACCAGCCAACTTAAGTTGCTCAGCTAGGCTTTGTCCGTCAGACACAACAGACCCTAGAATGCGTCCATACTTGTCCTCGCGGTGATTTTTGACGCTAACTACAATGTCTGACTTCTTACTGGTAATCCAATTCCAAGTAAATTGCTTTGCTGTAACACTAGCATCGGTGTTTTTTTCAGGGCAATTAATGTGTTCCAGACGAATTCTTTTACCCGCAAGTATTACACCGAATCCTAGGTCAACATCAGCTTTAAGTGTGTCACCGTCTACAACTGAGATGTTCTTTATTAAATATTGATACAAGGTTGATTTCATCTATGCCTCGCTGCTTTCTTTGCGATTGCTTTAGGCTGCGCGACAAACTGTTTACCTTTGGCGTTACCAGCTGCCTTAGCACGATTAGTGGCAGCTACCTCGCCTTTGGTCAATGAACCCCAGGCCTTATCTGGCAGATAGCGTTTTTTGCCCTCGCTTGGAGTACCGTCAGATGTGCGCCACTTCTGATCCGTCCATTTAGCCAGACTGTTGTCTGCTTTTTTAGGGCCTACATAACCACCGCCGGATTTCTTGTATTGCTGTGTAGCTAACTGCGCTTTGCGAGCTGACCACTCGCCAGGATCGCCACCTTTAGCTCCTGCTTTTACACTAGCAACAATACGTTTCCATTTAGCGGGATCACGCTTTTCTGCACTTGACATGCCCCATTATAACAAAAGCCCTCCGTTGGATTCTTTTCAACTACCAACTGAGAAATAACTTTCATCCCACTGATCAACAGTCCAGTCAGTAGCCAATAAGTCTTCCAATTTAAGGTCAAGTGTGTACATTATGATTAGACATCCAGTCTCTGTGTTGGCTTGCACAAACCACTGGTCATCTATGTTGTAATAGTAATAAAGCTTATCAGGCCAAATATCACGCTTAAATGGAAGTCCTTTGGCTACAGATGAACTTATATCGTGAAGCGTCATTGTACGAGCTCCCAATCATTGATTGCCATATCCAAACCGCTAAGTTCAAACAACTCAAAGTCATACGACTCACCACATGACGTCATAACAAACAGCCGTGATTGGCGGTCATACCGTAAGTACTCGCCGTCTTCCCAGCAGTCACGCCTTACAGCGTAGCCTTTTAGGAGCCACGCAAACGCTTTACTTACATTTGAGTACTGAGACTTCACAGTGCGCTTCTGCCCATTCTTGATAGCAAACGCATGGGTAAGACTTATCCCAAAGCGCCTCGCAATAGCCTCACCCGTGTCACCAACTGCAAACAATACACGAATCTCAGCAACCTGCTCGTCAGTTAGTTTGACTCTCTTGTCCATCAATAGCCTCCCAGTCATCATGCAAGAAATGATCAGCAACAATAAGTATCGAAATAATGTTTCCCCGCACGTATGAAATCTTCTTATTTTGGCGTGACGCTCTGATGTAATCACCAGGCCGCCAATCCGCACGTCTAACGTACTTACCGTCACGCAACGCAACCAACGCTTCAATGCCTGTCATATTTATATCCTCCCCGCAAGTATATCATTACCTGCATGGGTATGGCTTCTACGGCGGGAGAAGAAAGGAGTTTGTAGGATGTTCTGTAGAAGGAGGGGAGGGAGAGGGAATATATACCCCGGCACACATTGTCCTACCCCCCTGCAAGTACACATAGTACTAAAGAGGGAAAGGAAGATAGTGTGTAAAAAACACACGACCGCCCGACCGGATGGGAGGGCGGACTGCGCCAAGCTTTAGCGAAGGCGCACCACGATGGATGGAGGGAGGGAGGGGTGGCACAGCCTGACAGAACGAACCAGACTACACCGAGCTTTAGCGATGGTGTACTTAGTTCCCCCACAG